TACAAATATATTTAATAGCGTTTCCTTCTGCAAATAATAATTTGTTATCATTAATAAATTTACTGGGTTGAATCTTCATATTTTTATAGTGAGATCCTCCAACTTGTTTTTTATAGGGGTTCATTTTTTCTTCTTTTCATAGTCTTCATATTCTTTAATTAATTTTTCCGATGGATGGTAGACATCCACAATTGTATGACACTTAGGACATGACAGGTTACTGACCATATCATAATCTTCGTTGTCTTCTGTGTCATGATCACCACCCCATATTAGTTCTGTATTACAGTGCCAGCAGTTCATCTTGCCCTCCTAAAATAACAACGCCATAACCATGATCGTGTCATAGAAACAACTGTAAAAATTAAAGCGATCCCCAGGCTATCCAGAATCGTAGGGTGGAGCCCGAAGAGCGGAAAAATTGTAATCTGTATGACGATGGCCAGGATGAATCCCGAGCCTACGTCTATAAAGCTTTCTAATAAATTATTCCACTTCATTTAATTTTTCTATAATTTTATTTTTATCTTTTTCTAAATAAACTGCAGCCTGTAGTAGTCCTTCTAAATTATCTCCTAATTTTCCCATCCCTGAATTACAATCACTACACAACCACCCCCTAAAGGTAGTTAATCCATGAATATGATCTACTTCAAGTTTTGTTTTTTTATGACAACGGTCACAACGCTCAGGTTTGGGGGGAGCAATCTTTCTCACCTTTTTCCTCTCTTTTTCAAGTATGGTATGACATTGTCGGCATATTTTCTTGAGATAGTAAGCCCCATCACTTCTTAGATTTTTGGTTGTAAATGACATTGCGGGAAAAATTCCATGACATTCTTTACATTCATGCATGTCGGTTTCTTTTCCTACTATTTTAATCACTCCTCTATGGTGAAAATTTTCGTGATCCTTATATTTTTGTTTTTTATTAGAAAGCTTTATAGGAGTTGTATTTAAATTTAATTTTTTTTTGGGTCCAGGCATTATTTCTTTTTCATATTCTAAATGATTTATATATATCTTTCGGTCTTATAATGTGTAAATGGTCCCTAGTTCGTGTTGCACCAACATAGAACAAACGGTTCTCGTCGTCAGGAAAACGATCCATATTTTTTTGAGTCCTTCTACTTAGATCGGTAAGAAGAACTACGTTTGAAGATTCCCCACCCTTGACACCATGAATCGTTGATAATAAAATGCGCGGATCTTTATTAAGTTGTTCACCATTGGCTATCATTTTTTTGATGTAGGTAACGTTTCGTTGTGGAGCAGAATCAAAAGCTTCATACCAAACAGCACGAGTTTTTAATCCGTGATTATTGTAGATTTCTGTCACGTTGTACGGTTTATCTTTATTGAGATATTGAAGACTGGTTTTTTCATAGTGATTAGGGGACATATAAGACGTTACTCTTTTGATTTGATCATAATTTAAATCACCGTGTTCACGCCATCTTTCCCAATCAACGATAGCTTCACGCAAATCTTTTTCATAATCTTTCTTGAATTTATTTTTGTAATAAAGCCCTTTAGAATATAAAACATTTTCTAATTTAGCTAACATGTAACGAGTTCTGGCCAACACATACCATTCCCCGCTACTCATATCTATGTCTTGAAAGTTATGGTAATAAGACAGCAACCCACTTTTATTTTTAGGCTTCCATTCTTTATAATGCCTTTTAGAAATTCTTTTAACAATCTTCATAGCTACATCATGCACAATTCTAGGTACTCTATGTGATTCTGTTAATTTTAAAAATTTTCCTGTTTGAGCAATAAAACTGTTAACATCCGCTCCTGCCCATCTAAAAATAGCCTGATCATCATCACCTGCAATATAAGAATCTTCTGTTTTATTCCAAATGGATTTAGCCATGTTCCATTGCATTAGAGATAAGTCTTGAGCCTCATCAATAAAGACAACATCAAATTCAGGCGAGGCATCTGATTTTATAAAATCTAAAATCATGTCATTGAAATCAATAAGTCCATGAGCTTTTTTATAACGCTCTAATTCACTACTTAAATCTTTTAATTTCTGAACGGAAACGTCTTGGGTGTGTTCTTTTAAATTATATTGTTGTTCAAGTGTAATGTCTCTTAATTTAGCAAGTTGAATAATTCTTAAATAATCACTGTTGGTGGTAAATAATCCTGTTTGGTCATCGTCCCACTCATTATAATCTACGCGTAGGCCCGTTTCTTCTCCCACCTTTGCATAATGTTCACGTTGCATTACATTTTCTTTTCTAAGACCCAGTCTTCTAAATGCTAAGGAATGAAGTGTTTGAAAATAAGGAAGATCATCTTCGGTTAAATTAAATTTATCCATCGCACGACTCTTACCTTCGTTTGCGGCTTTTTGTGTAAATGAAAAATATCCGATACGATTAGGATCGGTTGTCTTTAGATATTTCTCTACTTCTCTTAATAAAGTTTCTGTTTTTCCTGTTCCTGGTGGTCCTAAGACAATTGTTTTCATTAGAATGGAACCTTTGGTTTAAATTCTTTAGGACGATATACATTTTCAGGTTTTTCAAATTCTTCGATCGTCATAATTGTTTTATTTTTCTTTCCTATCATTTCTCTTTTAATCTTGCAGCCGCACTTATCTCTTAGTAACATTTGAGTTTCATCGTATTTTTCATCCCATTTGTTCTTGAGTAAATATTTATGAAAAAATTCTCTAAAGATAAAATGATGCACTCCTTCATGCGTCCAAACATTTCCAAGCATCATATCTTCTTTGGTGGCCCCTGCTGCTGTACGATCTGTACAATAGTCATCAAGATGATCAATAAGTTGTTCTACTTTAGAAGATCCCTTAGGTGGTTCAATAATTTCTATTCCTGCAAATAATAATTTTATCATTTCATTAAAATCTTTTTTACGAAGACCAGGTGGAACCTTATTAACCTGCTCCATTACTGCTCTTTGAAATAATCGTTGTTCCTGAAGGTAGGAAGTATCTTTAAGTCTTACTCTTTCACCATCAACATTTACATAATAGTAAGGTTCATCTAGATTAATTTTTTGTAGGTCGCTTAAATCAGGAAATAAAGATTGACCTCTGACACCATGTTTTCTAATTGAACATAGTTTTTTATCACAATGGTCACACATTGGTTCTTCGTTACATTTAAAACCTAATTCTCGATTTGCATTATATTTTATTTTTTCTTGAATAACTCTATCTTCTAATGGAGGATCAAAATATTTATAATTAAAGGCATTAATATATTTGGTCCATTCTTCAGGCCATTTTCTTTTTGCGTATTGAATATATTGATAAAGAACCCTGTCTCTTCCATCGTTTAATTTATTTTGAGTTAAAGATTCTATACAAGGAGGACCATCACTAAACTCTGATGGAGGTCTTTTTAATTCTAATTTTTCTAATTCTTCGGGAGTTAATCTTTTTATTGCTAAAAAAAATTGTGATATTGTAATAGCTTCTCCTTTAAAATTAAAGGCATATCTTGTAGTTTTTGCTGAATTAAAATATGGTAAGTTTAAAAAATTTCCTGTATCATCTTCCGATTTTAATTCGACTTGTTTAGGGAAAACTTCTGCATTCCCATATCCCAAAAACGCACTAATGGAAGATAGTCTGTCCCTCATTAATTTAGCTTCTACAGGAACTGTAGTAAATAAAAAGATATGGGCTCCCCCACTTTTAGATCGACATACAGTTAAAGGTAATTGATTACTGTTAATAAGATTAATAAGTTTTTTGTGATTTAAATTATATTTGTCAACATCAATACATCCCCATCTACATTTATTGTTTTCATCGATTGGTATGATTCCTAAACTTGGCTCAATACCACTTAAATGATCTTGCCATAACTTATCAATAACAGGGTCACGTTTAACAAAAGATTGTCCTTTGACTTTAGTGCCATCGGCACTTTTCTTTTCGACATAGGTACACCCATGTGCTCGTCTTAATCCAGAAAATAGTTCAACAAAATTTTTCATAGTTGTTTTACGGGGCGGTTTAAGTCTCCCGCGACCGCCCCTTTCTCCTTCACGAAGAAGTTATTAAAACGGTGTCGCCTCTTTAGGTTCTTTAAGTTCTTGAGATCCATGTTTTGCTTGAATGGCGCCTTTAGCGACATTGCTTGAAAACATTTTAGCAATCTCATAAATTCCCTTATCGGTGATAGGTCCAACCTTGGACACATCCCAACCAAACCATGTACCTTTGTCATTAGACTGTTGTACAGTTTTTAGTTTATAAATGTGGCTATATGTTGGCGGCGTAAACAATCCGTTTTTACCCTGCATCTTAATCCCCATCATCATTGAATTCCACTTACGACTAATTTTTAATTGAGTCGCTTTCATAGAAATCAAAGCTGTTGTGGGTGTTTTGCCGAGTAATACTACAAAGTGACTTGCGGTATTTTCAAGATAGTTGCCATTATCTAGCCTATCCTTGAAACTTTTGTCTCTTGTAGTTTTAGGAACGTCGTCTCCTGCGTCATAAATTTTGACTGGAGCGCCTTTACTTTCCCCCCTATCTTGCCACTCTATATACTGTCTTTTGTAAAAGACTGGCAATACTTCTATCCCTTTTTCGCCATCATGTAATTCACCAGTGACGGTGTTAATGATCATGCCTGGTTGTGCACCTTCGACATGTTTAGCGTCCCTTGTGTTTACTTCAGGGGATAGTTGGCCAAGTACTTTTAAGAATGGTAAAGCAAGATCATCCTGCTTTATATTCGAAATACCTTGACCCGCATCAGCTTCAAATAAATTTGTAGCCAATGGTCCTGCATTTTCGCGTTTCGCGATTTGTGCTTCTTTGTTCATGGTTATTGTTTCCTTTTTATTGTTGTTTTATTTCCAATGAATACACTGAAAATTTCCGTTGGAAGGGATTTCCCTCCCTCGATACGCTCACGGACGAGCGCTTTCAGGGTCATAGGCTCAACCTTCAACTTTTGTGTTGGTTGATACCCTTGACCCTTCGCAAGTTCAGCATATGCTGCTGCCTTGTTATCTTCGTTACGTCCAAAAGAAACAGTCATCTCATTCTTGATGATGTCTCCAAGGCCGTTGTCACGAAGCCAGTTAAACGCCTTCTCTTTATTGGCTTGAGTTATAGTGGCGCTATAATTTGTTTTAACTTCAACTGATGATCCATCAGCAAGTTTGAGATAAGACAATCCCATTTCTGATAACATAGTGGGAATAGCTTCTCCAGAAATCTGTTCTAATTCTTGTTTTCTTTGTTTAAGATATTCTTCATTCTGCGCTATGTCTTTCTGTATGATCTGCATTTGTTTTATTTTATTTGCAAGTTTATCAATATTTTCTGTCTTATCTAGTACCTCAGTTTGATCTTGTTCAAAATTAATTTGATTCATCTAAATCTCCTTTCTCGAATAAATTGATGTGAATCGGATAATATTTTCTTTCTTGTTTGTCCCATTTTAATAAATTAAATTTACCGTTAGTTATATCAGAAACAATAGCGACTG